GTTGAAAGCCATGAAAGATGCCGCTGATTTGCAGAAGGCAATTGCCGACAGCGCTCAGAGATATTCCGATATCTTGTCGGTCATCGCTGATGGCAAGGTGACAACGGAGGAGATTGCGCTTCTTGCCCATAAGTGGGGAGATACAACCAGCGAGGTTGAGAATTATGTGGCAAGGGTAATCGGAGCCAACTCAACCAAAGCCAACACTGATGAAGTCTTGGCTCTCTATGAATCTTGGGGAATGACTAAAGAGCAAGCCACTCAATATCGAGATTTCGCAAAAGCTCTCAGCGATCAAAAACTTTCCGATCAAGAGATCACCAACCTTGAAAAGAAATGGAACCTCAGCAAAGAACAAGTTCTCAAATATGCCAAAGCAGTTGAAGATGGAACCGTCTTTGATGTCACAAAGATCACGACTCCCGGCGATGCCGCCGCTGCTGGTTGGAAGAATGCTCTCAACTCTTTGAACGATTACCTTGCGGCAGCGAAAAGCGGAACAGGTGGAGTTGGCGGCGTTGATGTTGGCGGCAGTGCCATGCTCGGCGGTCGAACCAATGAGATCGGTGGCAATCTTGGCTCTGGCGGCGTTGCTGACACAATGGCAAGCCTCTTCAGCTCCATCAATTCTCCAACAGCTTCATTCGGCACTTCTGACTTCTTGGCAGGTGCTTCTGGCACTGCAACCGGATCAACTGGTGGATCATCAACTCCAGTCAATGTCACTGTCAATGTTGCCGGATCTGTAACCTCTCAAAATGATCTCACAGAGGCAATCAGAGCCAATTTGCAGAATGGTCTTCTCTCTGGTCGGGCGCTCGGTTTCAATACGGCTGGTCTATAAATGGCGGTCGATGGCGTTCCAATCTTTGGCGCATCAATTGACTTCTCTGATGGCGCAACTTTCATCACGACTTCTTTTGTCCTAGATAGCGCATCAAATGGAATACTTGGAACCGGGCAATTGGCAGATGCAAACACAAGGATTGACATCTCCCCATTTTGCATATCCGCATCGATTCGCAGAGGTCGCAACCGTATCCTTGACAAGTTCGAAGCAGGAACGGCAACAGTTGTCTTGAAGGATTCAACGGGCGACTTCAACCCTGCCAATCCATCGGGAGCATATTATGGAAAGCTCACTCCACTTCGCAAAATTCAAATCTTCGCTGATTACAATGGAACTCGTTATCCGCTTTTCTATGGCTTCATCATCTCTTACACCACCAACTTCCAAGTTGGCATTGACTCGGTTTCACAGGTAACGCTTCAGTGCGTTGATGGATTCCGCTTGATGAACAATGTGGTCTTCACTTCACTTCCAGCAGCCGCCGCAGGTGACTCCACTGGCACGAGAATCAATCAGCTTCTTGATCTTGCAGGATATCCTTCGGTACAAAGGTCTATCGATTCCGGAGACTCTACTTGTCAAACCGATCCGGGAACTGCCGATCGAAATATGCTTGATGCTTTGCAACTTATTGGAGACAAAACTGAATTCGGTGGCTTCTTCGCTGGCAACAACGGCAATTTCTATTTCTTCAGTCGAAGCACATTATCAAAACAAGCCGCCAATCCTCAGGTCACTTATTCTGACGATGGCGTTGCGATCGGGTATCAGTCCATTGAATTGATGCACGATGATGTTCAAGTGGTGAATGCAGTATCGGTCAACAGACTTGGTGGCTCAATTCAAAAGGTCACAGATGCCACATCAATTTCCACATATTTCACACATTCGGGATTACGCCAAGACATCCTTGTTGAGACTGATGCAGAAGCTCTCAATCAAGCTCAAATGCTTCTAGCAACTCGCAAAGATGCAACCCTTCGAATCTCTTCCCTTTCCTTGAACCTCTTCGATCCACAAAATCCGGCGAGAATCGTTGCCGGTCTTGGCACAGACATTTTCAACCCAATCAAAGTCACAAAGACGATGCCGGGATCCACTAGCATCACAAAAACTTTGCTTGTCCAAGGTGTCCAGCATGACATGACGAAATCATCTTTCAATACTAAACTCATCACAGCTGAACCAGTGATCAAGGGTTTTGTGTTGGATTCAACACTCGCAGGGGTTCTTGATGGAACTGAAGGACTGCTCTCTTACTAAGGAAGGTCAAGAATGGCATACAAACTATTCTCCACAGGTGAAGTTCTCACCGCCGCAAATGTCAACGCATATCTGATGAATCAAACCGTCATGGTCTTTGCATCAGCGGCAGCAAGGACAACAGCTCTTTCAGGTGTTCTCGCTGAAGGCATGATCTCTTATCGCACAGATGCCAAAGTTGTCGAGTATTACAACGGCACAGCATGGATCTCTGATGCCTCAACCACTGCCATCCAGAATTCCTTGGTAACGACCAAAGGCGATTTGATCGCAGCATCCGCAGCTTCTACTCCAGCAAGATTGGGAGTTGGAACGACCAACCAGACCTTGATTGTTGACTCAACTCAAACAACTGGAATGAAATGGGCTCCATCTGCTCAATCAACTCTCTCAGCCAAAGGATCCTTGGTCTCTGCATCCGGAGCAAATACTCTCGCAGAATTGACGGTTGGAACCACTAACCAGACCTTGATTGTTGATTCCACTCAAACAACTGGAATGAAATGGGCTCCATCTGCTCAATCAACTTTGTCAGCAAAAGGATCTTTGGTCTCTGCATCCGGAGCAAATACTCTCGCAGAATTGACGGTCGGAGCCGACGGCACAACACTCGTGGCAGATAGTTCCACTTCAACAGGACTTCGCTGGCAAGGTTCTGCAATCGGAAAAAATGTTGTGTTTAATTCAGGCTATGACATTTTTCAAAGAACATCAACGCCAACAACAGGACTAACAACAACAGGTGCTATTGCTTACACTTTAGATCGCTGGCAGGCTTGGACTTATGGATTGGGTGGTTCAGTAGTAACAAGCCAACAGGTCACAGGCGATACTACTAACCTGCCATTTATTCGTTATTGTGCAAGATTTCGCAGAGCAACAGGCAACACAGACACAAACACATTAGTTTTTGGTCAGGTTTTAGAAAACACAGATAGCGCAAGATTTATTGGTCAGACAGTCACAATGTCTTTTTATGCTCGCAGAGGTGCAAACTACTCACAGACTGCAAACCAATTGTCTGCTCAGTTATGGTCTAATACAACAACAGATGCAAGTCTTAATGCAGTCCAGTCAGGTTCAGCCGTAGCGGTAAATAACACAGTCACATTAACAACTACTTGGCAGAGATTTCAGGCAACTGGAACTGTGTCATCTAGTGCAACTCAAATTGCTTTAGCATTTCTTATGACTCCAAACGGGACTGCTGGGGCAGCAGATTTCTTTGAGGTAACTGGAGTGCAGGTCGAATTGGGTTCTGTTGCAACACCATTTGCCAAAATGGGTAACGGAACAGTTCAGGGGGAGTTAGCCTTGTGTCAGCGTTTTTTTGTTCGCTTCAATCCAACTTCAATATCAGATGCCCCATTTGGAACTGGCATTTTCAAAACAACAACTGCGGCAGTTCATATTATGACACTTCCAGTCACAATGAGAGCCGCACCAAGCACTTTATTTTCAGCAGCAAGTACCTTTTATTGTTGGGGTGGTGCAGGTGGGGGAAGCCCATCAGCAGTTGGCAGTGGTGTAAATACAACAAACATCATTGAACTATCTGCAACAAGAACTGCAACAACTGTAGGTTTTGCAAGTTACATTCAAGCATTAGGGTCAGCCGTTGCCTATGTCGATGCAAGTGCGGAGTTATAAAATGAAATCAATTTACGAAATTCTTGATAATGGTGCTATCAAGCGCACCGATGAAGATGGTCAGGTTTGGTTCATCCCTACCGACCCTGCCAACTCAGACTACCAAGCCTACCTAGCCAGCCTAGAAGCCAAACCCACAAAATGATTCTGGCAATCTTTGGCTTCCTCTTAGGGGTTGGCGTTGGATTCATTCATGGCAAAAACTCCAACGCTCCCACTTCCAAAGATCTCGCTTCATAATCCCTCAACCCTAGGAGATAACAATGGCAACAACTTCAGCTCAATTCTCGCTCACCACTTCACCAGTCAAAATTGTCTCAGCCGATGGACAAGCTGAAGCAGTTCACATTCATTCTGAAACTGCGATTGCTTATCTTGGGGGAGATAGCTCGGTCTCATCATCGACTGGATTCAAACTGGATGTCAATGAAAAATTGACAATCAACAATCATGAAGGCGAACTTTGGGCAGTCTCAGCATCAACTGGCTTGATGACGATTTTGATCGTGACCAAATGAGCAGTGATGTTGCGACAATTGTTTATTCATATTTCTTCATCACTGCGGCGGTTCTTGCTGGCTTGTCATATATTGCCAAGCATCTGATCAAGACTCACACTGAAAGCATTGAAGATAAGCTCTCACGCATTGAGTATGCGCTCTATAACGATGGGAAAACTGGCTTGATCAACAAAGTTGAAGAGCTTCTTGAAAATCAACAGTGCATCAAGATTGATGTGGAAGTTCTCAAGGCAAAGGCAGAAGCAAAGTGACTGGCGCGGATCTCGTCAAAGTTGCTCAATCTAAGATTGGCACTGTCGAAAAGGGCGGCGCTGATGGCAAGTCTGGCAATATCGTTGAATTCTGGGATTGGTGGAAAGCCAAGACCGGGCAATCAGATCAGGGACAGCCTTGGTGCGCTTGCTTCGTCTCATGGTGTTTTGGTCAGATCAAGGCTTCATCGCTGATCGCTGCCACCAACTCTTCCGGATTCATCTACTGTCCAAGTGGCGTGAAGTATTTCAAGGATAAGAAGCAATTGGTGGATCCAAAGTCAGCTCAGCCGGGAGACATCATCTTCTTCGATTGGGATCAAAAAGGCATTGCCGATCATGTCGGCATCGTTGCCGAGAATCATGCCTCACAAGGCTTCCTTGTCACCATAGAGGGCAATACCAGCCCAGAAGGTGCAGTGAACGCATCCCAACAAAACGGGGGCGGCACATACCAACGCAAGCGTTATTTGGGCAAGACAATCCACGCGATCGCCAGACCAGCTTGGGCGACACTTACAGAAAGCAAGGCAAAATGAAACTTGATATGAAGAGACTCAACTCTCTGGTTGTTACCTACGGAAGCATTGCTCTGCCAGTGGCTTCGACTGCTTTTGCTATGAATGCCAGCGCCACCATCAAGATCCTCTCATTCTTCTCTGGAGTCTTGCCAGTGATAATTCGGCAAGCAAATCCCAAAGATCCATTCACGATCAATCTTCTCAAAGAGATCGAAGAAGAGATTGAAATTGTGTTGGAAAAGCAGAAAAAGCCAACAGTTTAGCCATGAAATTTCAGGGATTGGTTCTCAACCCTGAAACAAAGCAATTGGCAACTCTTCTCGCCGAGAAGACCTTCGAACGCTATCGCAACAATTCCTTTCGACATTATCGGAACACTGCGAAAAGCCATTTGGTGGGTCATCTCGGCGAATTTGCTGCATTCATTTGGCTTGGTGATAATCACTTCTCGCCATTTCCCACATTCCTAGATTTCACGAAAAATCGAGAATGTGACATTCAAACAAATGTGGCAAGGATCGAAGTGAAAACTTGGTCGGAGCAACATTGGGAGAAGTGGGGTCGATGTGTATCGGCGAGTCAATTTGCCTTCATCAAAAAGAAGGCTGATTTGATCTTTTGGCTTTCAGTTGATGGGGTAGAATCCGAAACTCCAACAGTCACTTTCAGGGGATGGTGTGAAGTTGACATCTTTGAGGGGATGCCAGCAATCATGACTGGAGATGTCGGGCGAGAAGTTCGCAACCTCCAGCTTGATCCATCTCAACTGAAACCAGTCGAAGAGATGAGAAGCTATGAACCGAGAAGAAATCTTGCAAACTGCAATTGATCTCACCATGCATGATCGCAACGAGCAAAACGGCGATCCGCTAGAAAATCATCAGAGAATTGCAAAGATTTGGGAAGTCATTCTTGGCATCACGATCGAGCCATATCAAGTCGCTCTCTGCATGGCAGGGATGAAATTGGCAAGACTCGCTCACAATCCGCTTGATGATTCCTTTATTGATGGCGCGGCATATCTAGCAATCGCAGGTGAGATCGTCAACAAGGAGAATCGATGAAAGAGATGGTTATCTTGGTTCCTTCAAGGAATCGACCACAAAACATTGCTGATCTCATTGTTGCTCTTGATGAGACAGAGACTGAAGCGGATCTGATGGTTATCGTTGACGATAGCGAACCACAGATGGATGCATATTTGGAGTTAGATTGTGACATCTTCATGGTGGCAAAAGATGGGCGAGGAATGGCGAAGCCACTCAATGCCACAGCCAATCACTTCCGCAACAAGTATCATCATTTCGCATTCCTTGGCGATGATCACAGACCAAGAACAAAGAACTGGGATCTGATCTTCATTGAAGCTCTCCATGAAATGGGGACTGGATTGGTCTATGGAGACGATTTGATTCAAGGCGAGAATCTAGCAACTGCAATCTGCATGACTGGCGATATTGTCCGGGCGCTTCGTGGGATGGTTCCTCCAAAGATGATTCATCTTTATCTGGACAATTTTTGGATGAAGCTGGGCAAGGATCTTGATAAATTGAAATACATTCCAGAAGTCATTCTTGAACATATGCATCCAATTGCTGGCAAAGCTCAAATGGATCAAGGATATGTCGATGTCAATGCGCCAGATGTCTATTCAGCCGATCTCGCTGCGTTCACTGATTACATTGAAAGCCGAGAGTATCAAAAGCTAGTTGAGGCGCTTCGATGAAGATCCTCATCACTGGAAATGAAGGATTTGTTGGCAGACACTTTTGGAACAAGTTGAGAAGTGAAGGTCATGAACTTTGGGGAATTGATCTTTTCAATGGCACAGATGCCAGAGACTTCTTCCGCAAAGATGAAACACATTTTGACAAGGTGATTCATCTTGCCGCAGTTGTTGGCGGTCGCAAGATGATCGAAGGTTCACCACTTGCGCTGGCAGTTGATCTTTCCATTGATGCTGAGATGTTCAGTTGGGCAATGAGAACAAACCCCGGATGCATCACTTATTTCTCATCATCGGCTGCCTACCCCATCGAGTTGCAAACACACACAATGTTTCCACCATTGAAGGAAACTGATATTGATCTCAATCGAATCGCCAATCCTGATCTCTCTTACGGTTGGGCAAAGTTGACAGGTGAAATGCTGGCAAGCCACGCCAGAAAAGCAGGATTGAAAGTTCACATCTTCAGACCTTTCTCTGGATATGGATCAGATCAAGACTTGGACTATCCATTCCCATCATTCATTGATCGGGCAAAGCGCAAGGCAAATCCATTTCAAATTTGGGGAAATGGTAAGCAAGTTCGAGATTTCATTCATATTGATGACATCGTGGAAGGTTCTCTTGCTGGATGCTTGGCTGAAATTGAGGTTGCTAATCTCTGCACTGGAATTCCAACGTCATTCAATCACTTGGCAGCTTTGGTTTCTCAAGTTGCTGGATACGCTCCAGAAGTTCAACATTTGCCTTCTGAGCCTTCTGGGGTTCATTGCAGGGTTGGAGATCCAACTTTCATGGAAACCTTCTACAAGCCCAAAATCAGCCTTTTGGAAGGTATAAAAACAGCTCTCGCTGGCTCGTAGCAATCCGGCGCTCGCCAGCATCCGAAACCCTCACAATCACTGAAATGGTGGTTGTGAGGGTTATTTTTCTTTGACTGATCAAAAACATGAAAAAAGGTGTTGCAATTTGACATGTCGGTGCTATTGTTCTTCTACACGAGGGAGCGAGAATCCTTCACTAAGCCAAGGAGCAAGACAATGCAAATCAATCTTGAAATCACAAAAGAAGATTTGTCTTTCATCTATGTCATCGGCATGGATTGGGATGAAGCATGGTCAAGCCATGCAGATCGCTTTGATGTTATTGATGGCAAGCCAATCAGCTATGAATTCAAAAAGGCTTATTGGTTGCAAGACTGGATCTCAGTGATGATCTATAAATCATATCTTGAATCTATCAATGCCAGCTTTCAAATCCTTATGGATAACGCTGAAGATTTGGATCCATATCTCGTCATCTGTGATGAGGTGTTCTGATGGAATATCTTTTCTATATCGTCGCAGGATTAGCCATCATCTGCGCCATCTTTTG